TGATAATAATGAGAGATACTTAAATTTTCCTTCTGGAAGAAGGAGGGCAATTTTATGTAGATGTATTTGTGGAAATGAAAAATTAATACCATTAAACAAATTAACATCTCATAAAATAAAAAATCGGGTAAAATCTTGTGGTTGTAATTCATTTTATCCGGGGCAACCCAAAAATGGCAGGAAAAAGAATTCTGACACACCGTTTATGGAGCTTTATAGGGCATATAAAGCAGCAGCAAAAAAAAGAAACTTATTATTTGAGATAAATCTAGAGAAATTCAAGGAACTTATAGCAGGAAATTGTCATTATTGTGGTAAAGATTCCGATTTTAGGAAAAGAAATGGTATAGAATTTTATGCAAATGGTATTGATAGAGTTGACAGCTCAATAGGTTATGTTATTGAAAATTGCGTGTCATCTTGCAAAATATGTAACAATATGAAGTGGGAAATTTCAAAAGATATTTTCCTTAAACATATTGAAAAAATAGTAAACTATAATAATCTTTTATGCAAAGAAATTTAAATGTATATGAAGGTCAAATTTGTTATGAATTGACTGTAATTAATTCTACTGTAATTTACAAAAATAAAAAATCTTATATTTTATGTAAATGCTCTTGCGGAAATATTAAAGAAATAAGAAAAGACAACCTGTTTGATAAAAGAGAAAATAAAAGGACAAAAAGTTGTGGTTGCAAACAATCTCAAAATAGAAAAACTAAAATCCGAAGACCAGAAAGTATGTATTCAACTCTTTATACTAGTTGTAAATCTTCGGCAATAAATCGTAAGATTGAATTTGGTCTGTTAAAAGAACAACATACGGAAATAATTCAAAAAGAATGTCATTATTGCGGTTCACCTCCAAAATTAGGACAAAGAGTTGGAAAGTATAAATCAGTGGTCGGTACTCCAGTCATTTATAATGGGGTGGATAGGATAAATAGTAATATTGGATATATTATATCTAATTGTGTGCCTTGCTGTTCTATATGCAACAAGATGAAAATGCAGTATTCAGTTGAGGATTTTATGAAAAAAACTTTAGAAATTTATTCACATCAAAAAAAACTAAATGGCTAAAAAAAGAAGAGAATATTCATCGGATAAGAATAAAATGCATTATCATCAATTTAAACATAAAAAGCCAATTGGATTGGATTTTATGAAAAAAATTGAACCTCTTACTGAAAATCAGAAGAAACTATTTGATACTTATTCAAGAGGTCAAAATATTGTTGCTTACGGTTCTGCTGGAACTGGCAAGAGTTTTATTGTATTATACAACGCACTGAGAGAAGTTCTAAATGAAATTACTCCATATGATAAAATTTACTTAGTACGCAGTGCGGTTTCCGTTCGTGAAATCGGTTATCTACCTGGAAATTTGTCAGATAAGATTGGAAATTTTGAACTTCCTTATATTAATATGGTGAAGTATATGTTTAGCCTATCAAGTGATGCAGATTTAGAGATGCTATATATGAATTTAAAAAGCCAAGGAACTATTGATTTCTGTAGTACTTCATTTATTCGTGGAAATACAATAGATAATTCTATTATTATCGTTGACGAATTCTCTAATCTTAATGGTCACGAACTTGATTCTATTATTACTAGAGTCGGTGCCGACTGTAAGATTATGTTTTGCGGCGATGCAACTCAATCAGATTTGGTAAAACTGAGTGAGAGGAATGGAATCCATTCTTTTATGGAAATTTTAAAAAATATGCCATCATTTAATATAATTGAATTTGGACCTGAGGATGTATGTCGTTCTGGACTGGTTAAAGAATATCTATTGACCAAATATGAATTGGGAATTACATTATAATTTTACATTTAAACATATGATTTTTGAACACGTTGATTTGAAACTTCCACCAATTGACCGAACTACAATTGATGGAATACGTTATTACTTTATTCCCACTTCAGGCGAAGAACCTAAAAAATTTGTTTCCATTACCTCGGTAACTAGTTTTTTCAACCGTCACATTTTTATAAATTGGAGACGTAGAGTTGGGAATAAAGCAGCAGATGAGAAAACTAATAGAGCAACTAGTAGAGGAACGGATACTCATACATTAGTAGAGCATTATATTTCAAATCAACCTCTTCCAGAAGTTCAAGAGCTATCTCATAAGTTATTTGAAATACTAAAGCCAGCATTACATAAATTTGGAAAAATTTATGGAATTGAAATTGCTATGTATAGCGAGTATCTGGGAATTGCAGGAACTTGCGATACTATTGCAGAGTATGATGGTGAACTCGCTATTATTGACTATAAGACTTCTGAAAAACCAAAGCCTCGTGAGTGGATTGAGGGCTATTTTGTTCAAGCTATGTTTTATGCTATGGCTCTTTATGAAATGACAGGAATACAAGTAAAAAAACTCGTCATCATAATGGCTTGTGAAAATGGGGAACTTGTAGTTTATGAAGAACGAGACTTTAAAAAATATATAAAATTAGTGGTAAAATACATAAAACATTTTGTAGACGTACATACTATTTAAAAATATATGAAACCTCGTATTTATACCTATAAAATTACTTTTTTAGAGACCTCTCATTATTATTATGGGGTTCATAAAGAAAAAAAATATAATGAGTATTATATGGGGTCTCCCAAAACTCATAAAAACTATTGGAAATTGTATACTCCACAAAAAGAAATTTTAGAAATATTTGATTTTACTGATAGTGGGTGGATAGAAGCACAAGATGCAGAATTAAAATTAATTAAACCAGTATTTAATTGTGATAAATTGTGTTTAAATGAAGCCTGTGGTGGGCAAGTATCACTTCAAGTTTTAATTGAAAATGGAAAAACTATGGGACATATTAATGGAAAACGATGTGCTGATTTAAAACTTGGAATTTTTGGATTATCAAAAGAACAAACTATTAAAAATTCACAAAAAGGAGGGATTTCAAATAAAGAAAATAAAACGGGATTTTGCGGTAGGAGCAAAGAAAAAATGTCAGAGGATGGTATAAAGGGAGGTACATCATCTGGGAATATTAATAAAGAATTGAAGAAAGGTATATGTGGAATGACTTTTGAACAAAGAAGTATCCGTAGTAAAAAAACTGCAGCGATGAAGTGGAGATGTTTAATTACAGGGCATATTTCAAATGCGGGAGGACTGGCTACCTATCAAAAAAGTAGAGGAATAGATACTTCTTTAAGAGAAAAAGTTGCATAAAATTATTAATTCTGGTAAAATACATTAAACATTTCGTGAACTCCCATACGGTATAAAATGAAAAAAGAGATTAAAGTAGAGGATATCATTAAGAATAAATTCTTATGTCCCGAGAAATTTGCTATGGATATAGAAGCGTATGTTCTTTGTAATAAATGTGATTATATTGAGGGTATAGTCAACTATTGTGAAATTCACAATATTGATATTGAAACTATACCCAAACTTTTATCTAAGCCTTTAAAAGAAAAATTAAAGCATAATGCGATTAAATTAAATTTCTTGAAAAACACTAATAAAACTAAATCTGTATTGTGAGCCCATTTGAAGTTTATAAATTATTTCTTTCTATATAATAATGCCTGAGTTGGGTGCAATCTTCACAGGTAGATTAGGGGCAGTAATGCCTCTTTTCTTGTATAAATAGTTATGCACCCAACAAAAGAGCAGAAATGTATTACGTTTATTTCTATTTGAGAGAAGATAGAACTCCTTACTATGTTGGTAAAGGTTCTGGTAAAAGAATAAACCAAAAACATAGATTTAGTAGTGGAAAGTTTTTACCTTTGCCTCCTTCAGAACGAAGAGTAATAGTAAAATATTTTAATGATGAGAAAGAATGTTTTTTATTTGAAGAATGGTTAATAGAATTTTATGGCAGAAAACTTGATGGTGGGATATTAAATAATCAATGTAAAGGTGGTGGAGGTTATACTAGAGGAACAAATTTTGATAGAATAAAATATAATGAAAAAAATAAAGAAAAGATTGCTGCCTATCAAAAAAGATATAGAGAGAATAATAAAGAAAGATTGAACGAACAGAAAAAAGAATATTACCAAAAAAGAAAAGAAGATCTTGGTAGTTATTGGTATGCTAATGTAAGTAAAGAAGAATATAATGAAAAAACAAGAGAGATATATTACAGAAGAAAATCTGACGGATATAAAAGAGATAACGATGAATATATGAAACAATACAGAGAGAAAAATAGAGAAAAACAGAAAGAGTATATGAAAGAGTATTACCAGAAAAATAAAGAAAAGTATAAAGAATACAGCAGACAGAAAACTTAAAGATGCGAAGTAGATGACGGAGATATTGACGCCGACCTTGAAAAGTACTACACTACATAGTGTTGTAATGTAGTATTTTAAAGGTGACACCCTATCAAGTTTATATTGAATACCTTGCACAAAAATCACATTTTAATA